GTAAATTATGAAGATAGTTACACTGGAAATTTCGATAGAAGACGAGCAGTAATATACACACTCTCGTTTACAGCGAAAACTTACCTATACGGACCTATGGCAAATCAAAGTGTTATCAAATCTACTCAAGCAGATTTACATACTGATTTACCACAGGCAAGTAGAGAAGAAAGAGTTATAGTTGTTCCAAAACCTACCACTGCTGATGCAGATGATGATTTTGGATTTACAACAACTATTAGTTTCTTTACAGATGGTAAGAATTACAATCCAGTGAGTGATACAGATGAGTAAATTAGACGATAATGTAAATGAAATTTTAGGACTAGACCCAAGCGACAACGAAAAGTCTATGGTAACAACAGAGAGTTTTAAACCACCTGTTGAAAGAAAAGAAGGCGAAAAAGATATTGATGTAGATTATGATTATAGTAGAGATAGTTATTATAATTTAATCGACAAAGGTAATCAGGCAATTGAAGGTATATTAGAGATTGCAAAAGAGGGTCAACACCCTAGAGCATATGAGGTTGCAGGTCAATTGATTGGTCAAGTTGGCCAAACAGTAGATAAACTACAAGACTTGCAAAAGAAATTAAAAGATTTAAAAGAGCTACCTAAAACAGCAGACACAAAAATACAAAACGCATTGTTTGTAGGTTCTACTGCTGAATTACAAAAGATGTTGAATAGAAAAGAAACACCTGAAGCTCGTAATGAAAAGGCGATTGAAAATGAAATTATTGACGGCAAAGAAACGCAGTAAAAAGAAATTTCCACTAGAAATTGCAAATACTCAATATATAAAAACAATGACACCTCTACCAGAGTTGTTAGAGGGAGAGGAACTCCTAAATCCTATTGAAGTATTAAAACACCACATTTCACCTGAACCAAGGTATGGTGCCAATGGTGTTGCATATACAGAAAAAGAATACAGTGTGTTTCGTGGTAGTCAAAGACTACAGGCGGCTTTACAATTAGGTTACACACACATAGAGGCAATAGTAATAAATGAGTGACGCATATCTAGGTAATCCAAATCTTAAAAAAGTAAACACACCAGAAGAGTTTACTAAAGAACAGATTATAGAATATCAAAAATGTTCTGAAAATCCTGTTTACTTTATGGAAGAATACATTAAGGTTGTATCACTTGATGATGGTCTTGTACCATTTAAGATGTATCCTTTTCAACAACACATTGTTAATACAATACACGATAACAGATTTACCATTTGTAAACTACCGAGGCAGTCAGGAAAGTCAACAACGACTATTTCTTACTTATTACACTATGCGCTTTTCAATCCTAATTCTAATATTGCTATACTTGCAAACAAATCATCTACGGCTCGTGACATACTCGGAAGATTGCAACTCGCATACGAAAATCTTCCTAAGTGGTTGCAACAAGGTGTAATTAACTGGAACAAAGGTAACATTGAATTAGAAAACAAGTCTGCTATTGTGGCGGCTGCAACATCTTCAAGTGCCATTCGAGGTGGTTCTTATAACATTATTTTCTTAGACGAATTTGCTTTCGTACCGGCTAACATTGCTGAGATGTTCTTTAGTGCTGTATATCCTACCATATCATCTGGACAAAAAACAAAAATGATTATCGTATCTACACCATACGGTATGAACCAGTTTTATAAGTTATGGAAAGACGCAGAAGAGGGTAGAAATGATTATGTACCTATTGAAGTGCATTGGTCAGAAGTACCTGGAAGAGATGAGGCCTGGAAAGAGGCAACAATAAGAAACACCTCTGCTGAACAATTCCAACAGGAGTTTGAATGTGAATTCTTAGGTTCTGTAAATACACTTATCAGTCCTGCTAAAATTAAAAACATGGCATTTACTACGCCTAAAACTTCAAGTGCTGGTTTAGATGTATATGAAGACCCTATAAAAGATAAAACATATGTTATCACAGTTGATGTTGCTCGTGGTGTTTTAAAAGATTACTCAGCATTTGTAGTATTAGATGTATCACAAATGCCTTATAGAGTGGTTGCAAAATATAAGAACAATGATATTAAACCTTTAGTGTTTCCTAGTATTATCGAAAGAGTTGGTAAAGCATATAACAAAGCTCATGTGTTGGTAGAAACAAATGACCTAGGTCAACAGATAGCAGAAGCATTAAACTTTGAATTAGAATATGACAACCTATTAATGACTACAAATAGAGGTCGTGCTGGTCAAATACTAGGCGCTATGTTTAGTGGTCGTGGTTCAGGATTTGGTGTTAAGATGACCAAACAAATTAAGAAGATTGGTTGTGCTAATATTAAAACACTTATTGAGAGTGATAAGGTACAAATAACAGATTTCAATATTATCGAAGAGATGTCAACCTTTGTAAGAAGAGGTCAATCATGGCAGGCTGACGAGGGTAACAATGATGATTTAATGATGTGTTTAGTTATTTTTGGTTGGTTATCTAATCAACCTTTTTTCAAAGAGATGACTGATACTAACGCAAGACAAATGTTATATGAAGAACAACAAAACTTAATTGAACAAGATATGGCACCATTTGGTTTTGTAGATGACGGCATACCAGACCATGAAAAATCGGAAGTCGATGAATACGGTACAGTTTGGCACCCCGTAGTCCGTAAGGGGCAATAGTCAAGGTGGTGGTTATTATAAATATCAATGAGTAAGAAATGAAATTTGACTATGGGCGTATGAATAATACGAGTTTTGCAGCTACATCAATATTCTACTTAACTATAAATTGTTTAATTAGCTAATTAAAGGAGAGACCTAATGGCATTTCAAGTATCACCAGGTGTTCTCGTACAGGAAAAAGACCTAACTAGAATAATTCCTGCCGTATCTACATCAATTGGCGCCTTTGCTGGAGAATTCAGAAAAGGACCTATTAATGAGATTACGACTATTTCTAGCGAGCAAGAATTAGTAAGTGTGTTTGGGAAACCAGACGCTAGCAACTACGAGGATTTTTTCTCAGCTGCTAACTTCTTACAGTATTCTAACGCTCTAAGGGTTGTTCGTACACAGAACTCTTCAGTATCAAATGCTACCGAAAGTGGTAGTACATTTGTTATCAAAAGCCTAAGTGATTATGTTGACAACTATGCAGATGGTTCCGGTTCAATTGGATTATGGGCAGCTAAGACAGCAGGTGCGTGGGGAAATAACTTAAAAATTTCTACATGTCCTTCTTCTACTGTTTATTCTTCAAGTGGTATTACAGTTAACGACAGCTCAACGGCTGCTGGTGACACTGTAGTAACAGTAAGCTCTGGTACATCTATCAATGTTGGCGATATCATCAACTTTGGAGATAACTATAACTATAAAGTATTATCGAAATCAACTAACGATATTACAATCAAAAGAAAAGACGAACCTGAGCATTTTACTGCATCGGATTCCTCTGGTTTATTTGCAGCCCTAACAGATGGCGCTACAGTAACTAGATATTGGGAATTCTATGACTTAGTATCAAAAGCACCAGGAACTTCACCATTTGTAACACAAGCGGGTGGTTCAAATGACGAACTACACATTGTTGTTGTTGACGAAGACGGTGGAATAACTGGAACAAAAGGCGAAGTCTTGGAAGTCTTTGCAGCTTTATCAAAAGCTTCAGACGCTAAAGGCGCTCAAGGCGATACAAACTATTACCCAACTGTAATTCAGAATAAATCTAATTACATTTACTGGATGGACCACAATTCATCTGGTACTAACTGGGGTAGTGCAGCCGCAAGTACAACTTACACAGATGTAACTGCTGTTTCAAATGTATCACTATCAAATGGCGCAAACGGTTCAACTAGAACTAACGCACAATTGTTAACTTCTTATGAACTGTTTAAAGACGCAGAAACAGTTGATGTTGGTCTTATCATTGCTGGTAAGGGTGACGCAACTCACATTGATAACTTAATTTCAATCGCAGAAGACAGAAAAGATGCAGTAGTTTTTGCATCTCCTGAAAGAAGTGATGTAGTTAATGTTTCAAGTGCAGCTGCACAAGCAACCAATGTTATTGCATTTTTCAATGGCATTCGTTCATCATCTTATGTGATGTTCGATAGTGGTTACAAATACATGTACGACAGATATTCTGATGTATATAGATATGTACCATTAAACGGTGACTTGGCTGGACTTTCTGCCAGAACTGATTTAATTGCAGACGCTTGGTATTCACCTGCTGGACTTAACAGAGGTATTATCAGAGGCGCAGTTAAACTAGCTTTCAATCCTAGTAAAACACAAAGAGATGACCTATACAGAGCAAGAGTTAATCCTGTTGCTACTTTCCCAGGTCAAGGAACTGTTTTATTCGGTGACAAAACTGGTCTTACAGCACCATCGGCGTTTGACAGAATTAATGTCAGAAGACTTTTCATTACATTAGAGAAGGCAGTAGCAACTGCTTCTAAATTCCAATTGTTTGAATTCAATGATGAATTTACTAGAGCGAACTTTAGAAACATTGTAGAGCCTTTCCTAAGAGAAGTACAAGGTCGAAGAGGTATCACAGACTTTTTAGTAGTGTGTGATGAAACTAACAACACAGGTGAAGTAATTGATAGAAACGAGTTTATTGCTGAGATTTTCATTAAACCAGCAAGAAGCATTAACTTTATTACATTACAATTCATCGCAACTAGAACCGGCGTTTCGTTTGACGAAGTGGCTGGCGGCTAAGTTTAGAAAAGGAGAAATCAGATGCCAAACATAAATGACTTCAAAGCTAAACTTGCTGGCGGTGGCGCAAGAGCCAATCAGTTTAAGGTTACAATGCCTTTCCCTGGTTACGCACAAGTTGGTGGAGAAATAGAAGACCTAGCATTCTTATGCAGAAGTACATCGTTACCAGGTATGACTGTACCTAGTTTCAATGTTCCTTTCAGAGGAAGAAGCATTAAGATTGCTGGAGATAGAACAATCGAAGATTGGTCTGTTACTGCTTATAACGACACAGACTTCAAACTAAGAAATGCGTTTGAAAGATGGTCTAACGGTATTAACAATATGACAGATAACGAAGGCTTGACAAATCCAGCGGATTATCAAGTTGACGCATTTGTTGACCAATTGGATAGAAACGGTGCAACAATTAAAAGTTATACACTTAGAGGTGTATTCCCTACTACCATTGCTCCGATTGAATTGACATACGATGAAGCGACAGCGATTGAAGAATTCGCCGTTACTTTTGCGTACCAATACTTTGAAACTAATACTACTACTTAAAAACTAGTATAAATAGTTGTGAAGTAAACACAAAGGAACTAAATTATGGCTGAATTATTTGGATTTTCTATCAAGAGGGTAACACCCTCTACGGATCCAAAACAAAGCTTTACAGCACCACAGGCGGCCGATGGTACACAAACCATCGCTGCCGGTGGTTATTTTGGTCAGTACCTCGACATGGAGGGAACTGCCAAAACTGAAGCAGACTTAATCCGTAGATATAGAGAAATCGCATTACATCCGGAATGTGACATGGCAATTGAGGACATTATCAACGAGGCAATCGTGGCTAATGAAATCAAAGATGCTGTGAAACTAAATCTGGAGAATTTACCTTATGGTAAAGATGTAAGAAGAAAAATTGAAAACGAGTTTATGGAAGTCCTGAGGATGTTAGATTTTAACACCAAAGGCCACGACATATTCAGAAGATGGTATGTTGATGGAAGAATTTACTATCATAAAATTATTGATAGAAACTCTCCTGTAAAAGGTATAACAGAGTTAAGATATATTGACCCTCGTAAAATCAAAAAGATTAGAGAGTTAAGAAAGAGAAGACCAGACGGTGTTGCTATTCCAGTTGGCACAAGTATGGCCGATGAATTTGAAGAATACTTCATGTTCAACGAAAAAGGTGTTACAAACTCAACCACATCAGGTATTAAGATTGCTGTAGATGCAATCGCATTTTGTCCGTCAGGAATGATTGACCAAAATAAAAATATGATTTTGTCTTACTTACACAAGGCAATCAAACCTGTTAATCAGTTGAGAATGATTGAAGATGCAGCTGTTATTTACAGAATTGCTCGAGCACCTGAAAGAAGAATATTTAAGATTGATGTAGGTAATTTACCTAAAGTTAAAGCAGAACAATATCTAAGAGATGTTATGGCCAAGTATAGAAATAAACTTGTCTATGATGCACAGACTGGTGAAATCAGAGATGATAGAAACTATATGTCAATGCTCGAAGATTTCTGGTTACCAAGTAGAGAGGGTGGTAGAGGTACAGATATTACTACACTTCCTGGTGGTCAAAACTTAGGTGAGATTACAGACATAGAATACTTTAGAAGTAAACTATATCGTTCATTGAATGTACCTGCTAGTAGATTAGAAGCAAGTCAAGGATTTAATCTTGGTCGTTCTACTGAAATTACAAGAGATGAATTAAAGTTTACTAAATTCGTACAAAGATTAAGAAAGAAGTTTACTGAATTATTTAACGATATTCTAAGAACTCAATTAGTCTTAAAGAAAGTTATTGCTGATGAAGATTGGCATACTGTAAGGGATACTTTACAATATAGTTTCTTACAAGACGGTCATTTTGCTGAACTAAAAGAAAGTGAAATGTTGCAAGAGAGATTAAGACTTGCTGACCAGATGAGAGATTATGTTGGTAAATATTATTCAGTAGAATACATTAGAAAAAATGTTCTTAGACAATCTCAAAGAGATATTGAAGACATTGATAAACAAATAAGAAAAGAAGTTGATGATGGTATCATTTCGGCACCAACCGATGATGTTACTGACATGACATAGGAGTGAAAAATGAGTGAACACACAAAAGCATTTATAGATAATTTAGCAAGTGGCCAGAACGCAGACGCTGGAGAAGCATTTAAAGATGCTCTAAGGGACAAAGTTGCGTCTTCATTAGACCAAGCAAGACAAGATGTTGCAAGTAAAATTTTTAGTGCAGCTACACCAGGTCAAGATGAAGCACAACCTCATAGTGACCCTAAACCAGAGTATGCAGGTACTAACGATAGAACAGACGCTATCTATGATACACAAGGTCAACAAATTACTTTTGAGCCTAACGATGCACCTCAGCCAGAAGCTGAAGCGCCTCAGGCACCAGTAGAGGTTGCTGCTGATGAAACTCAGTGATTTAAAATCTCAAAACGAGATTAACACTGATACATTTAATAGTTTACCACCTTTACATAAAGATGTGGTAACCGACTTCTTTAGAAATTTAGATAAAGAAGAAGGA